AGGGATTTTGCATTTAAAAAGCTTTCAATATCTCAGGAGTCAACAAGAAAGTCTACAGAAGTGGACTTGAGGTCTTCATATATAGACTGGATGAGAAAAGGCCCAATGGCTAAACTGGGAGCACCGGACAAAGTCGGGCTTGTGCGAGAAATCGAAAGACAGGATAGGCCCGAGCTAAAAAGTATAGCAGGCTTAACGGACTATTTTAAAAACGATTTTACTTATCAATTTGATTTATTAAAAGGTCTTGACCGAAAAAGCCAGAAAACCGAACTTACCCTTCAGCAGGACTCTTTAAGTAAAATTTTAAAGGATAAAAGTAAAAGTAATCGTGAGAAAGAAGTTGCTTTTGGCGAAGACCCTAAATTCAAGGGGATTGTAAACACAGGGGGAATTGAAGCATACAAAAAGAGGATAGATCAATTATTAAAGGATTTAGAAGCCCTCCCTGACGGCCAAGCACTCGGCGAGGGCGTGGCGGTATATGAAAGAGAAATAAAGTTAAACAAGAAAAATCTAGAAAATTTAGAATTTAAGGATAAGCAGTTGCAAGACCAATTGAAACTTATCAAAGAAGCAAATGAAAACGCGCAAACCGAACTTAGATTGCAGACGGAAATTAATATAGCCAAAGGGAAAATGTTAACGCATATAGGCGTACTGAATTCAAAATTCTCTTTAGGATTGAGCGAGAAACAATTGACACTTGGAGAAGAAAAGGGATCTCTTAGTTTAGATAAAAACTTTTTAAAGAATACGCAAGAAGAGCCCTTTAGGTATAACAACGAAAGCAAGCAATTTGAATCTCAACAAAAATTAATGGAAGGGGTACAGTCCGAAGAGCACAAAATAAGAAAAGCAGAGAATCTAATTCAGGCCAAAGAGGAAATTCAAAGGTTTTTATCTAATGAGAAATTGATATATTCCCTGGATAATTTGAGAGGCCAAGTCGATGAACTTTCTGCTGCTATCACTGGGTCTAAGCCTGATGATACTGCATCTTTCGCTCTTAGCGGAGAAGAAAAGTCCAGGATTCAAGAGCAGACCAAAAAAAGGATTGAGGAAATAAATAGAAGCACTGGAGTTACCAAGATTGAAGAAAAACTTGCGGGGGTACGAGCCCACAACAAAGCCCTGGGTGGTGAATTTCGCACTCAAGAGGGCGCAAGGCAAGCGGATATAAAATCAGGGGGTGAGAAACTAGCAAATATAAGAGGAATGCTTGTAGACTTCCAGAATGTAATCGTCGATTTGGGCAATCACGGGGGAAGTAGGTTTGAAAATGCCCAAATAGAAAAAAAAGCCGGGCTTACCACCACAGGAGCAGGAAGAGGAGCAAGCACCCAGTTGGCGATAGAGTTGCTTAGGGGTCTTACGGGAGAAGACAACAAAAAGATAGAGATTGGAGGTAAATTCTATAAAGGGTGGTTGGATGTGATGAGTAGAGACTTATCTTCCCACACCCCGTCGTTAAGGGCGGGCTTGCTTAGTTACGAAGAAGCAAAGAAAGATAAACCAGCATACAGATTAACGAGAAGAAATGATGCAGAAAATACCACTACGCTGCAAGACCTTATAGGTCGAGCAATTGCTGGCATCGAAGGCAGGCAGGCGGCTATTGAAGAAGGTAGGCAAACGACCCCCGAAGAAAAGAAGAATTTTCAAATAGCAGAAGCAATTTTGAAAAGTCTTAATGCAATGGGGAGGGATAGAAGTGGTCGATTTTATTTAAATAAAGGAGGTGTTGATCGATTTGGCGAGGCCTTGTCTATGAATAACATCCCGCTAAAAGGAATAGACTCCAAGGTCCATGCGGCGGTTAGATTGTTGGAAGATGCTGCGGAGGTTGGGAAAAACTTTAAAGATAATCTAGGTCATCCAAATAATCCAATAAAGAAGGAACAATATAGAAATATAGGAGGGCCCCTCGAATCTATAAACAGGAACCCAATTAATACAACCTCTCTGGATAAAGAATTGGCACAGGCGAAATTGAACGCCGAAGAAGAAATAAAGAAACACATCGAAAATATAATCGACCAAGCGAATACCAAGAGGCAGGGTGTTAAATTGGAGCCCTTGCAATCTCCATGGTCATCAGTTCGACGGCCTACTGGAAGGGCTCTTATTGATAAGCTTACGAGTGTTCAGGAAATGCAGGCAAGAAGTACTCGTCAGGTGGCCATTGTTAAAAAAGTAAAAGGCTCAGTGAGCAATAAGACCGGAGGTTTTGACGTGTCTAATTTCGAAAGAGAACTTGGAAACATTGATCGAGCAAAAGATGCAAAAGCACTAGAAGATGTTTTGTCGAAGATGGTCACCAAAGACCTTGAGGAAGGCATGAAAAACGGCCTAAACACTTTAATAAATCGCCTGAAATTAATTAGGGAAAATTTAGAAAGAACTAATAAGCAAGAAATTTTAGAATTGATGACCCGTAGGCAAACGTATGAAGACTCAATGATGTCAAGCGCTTTGTTTAGGCCCCAAATGAAAGAGTCTTCAGGGATTTTAAATTTATCAAGAGGAGAAGAATTCAGCGGGGGAAGAATAAGAGAATCAATTAACGCTATGGGGGTAGGAACGGACATTGCAGCCTTTAATCAATGGTCTCAGTCTGCTAGGCAATATGAAGCCATAAATGCCTCCTCCACCTCAACTGACTTGGAAAAAGCATCCGCCAGAAGTTTGATTTCCGGAGTCACGTACTCTGCCGGGATGGAATTGAATCAGGGCGGGGACGGGGTTCAGAGAATGCAACAAAGACAAAGATTTAATTCGCTTGCAGATGCTGAAGAGTGGAATAAGAATAACATGGAAGTTTTGCACTCCAAAAGAACGGATGCACAGAGGAGTATATTGGAAGCCAGGAATGAGATTGCAGAGAAGTTCAAAGACCAAGAATTGACCAAAGAACAAATCGAGAAAAAGGAAGATGAGGACCCAGCAATACAAAAGGCAAGAAAAACCGTAGAAGAGGTAGATGAGCTCTTAAAGCAACTCGGCGGATCTCTAGAAAGACACGTTCCAAGGGACGACGGCTTCGGCAAGGAATTCATGACGAATATGGGTAGGGGCTTAGGAGTTGGATTCGCAGAGGTTCAAAGTCAGGCAGAAGAAATTTATACGAAATTAGGCGTACAACTCCCTCATGCATTAAGAGACGGCTTGACTGACGCAATGATGCTCGCAGTTGAAGGGGCTGACGAACTAGGCGATAGGCTAAAAGAAATAGGAACTGGTTTCTTAAAGATTATTCAAAGGGCATTCCTAGAAAGCGCTGCTTCAAGAGTGGTAGGAGCATTCGGAATGAATAGCGGAGGAAAAGTAGTAGGCGGGTCTGGAGTAAAGGACGACGTACCCGCTGTATTGACTGGTGGCGAATACGTCATTAATCGTCGTTCCGCTCAAATGTATGGTTATGGTTTTCTGGAAAAGCTGAACAGGGGAGAAGCCCAAGGGTTTGCTCGCGGCGGGGCTGTAAACATGAACATAACCGCAGGGAGAGCTGCCGAAAGAGAAGAATACACAGATGAGAATAAGAAATACGGAGACGTAACCAAGTATAAGACTATTAAAAAGGGAAGGGCGATAGATAGAAGAATGTCCGGTTTCGCAATTGATAATGATCCATTGATCGCCAAGATGTTCAAGGATCAGGAGTCTCAATTCGGAGAAGATCTTCGGACTAAGGAAATGTTGTCGGACAGAGAGAAAGCCAAACAACAAGCGAAGAAGAATAGAAAACATATGCTACTTCAACTCGCCGCATCTGCCGGGATAGCGTGGGGGGCTAAGAAGGCCACGGACTGGATGAAGAAAACAAAGACCTATAAAAAATGGTCAGGAAGAAAGTTTGAGAGGAGAGCCAGAAGAGAATTGAATGCGGGAAGGGGTGTTAAGATAGAGGGGAACGGTCAAACATATAGACACTCCAATAAAGACGCCAGGACAGCCGAAAGAGCACATCTTGAGAAACTTTATGACAACGGAAGGGGCGAGTCCGCTATGCTTGAGTATGCTCAAAGGCATGGAATAGGCATGGACTATAGTAGGGGGGCTATGCAGAATTCCTACACGCGAGAACGCCCCCCGTTTCATCAACAGGTCAAATTGAAGCGGAATAGCGGAGGATCTGTCCCGACCCAAGCCAATTCCCTCTTGACCGGTGGGGAATTCGTAATGGGATCTTCAGCCGTAAATAAATACGGAACCGGGTTCATGAGTAGGCTCAACTCAGGATCAGTTTCAAGACATTCCGAGGGGGGTCTCGTCGGATCTTCAGGGGGCTCCGCCAGTAATACCAACAATGATATTAATATCACTGTAAACGTTGACAAATCAGGAGGAACTCAAGATACTGAAGTCGCAGGAAATTCCGCAAACGAGGAAAAGATTTTGGCTAAAAAGATTAAGACTGCAGTTTTGGATGTAATTAACGACCAACGAAGGGTTGGTGGATCACTCAGGGGATAATGGCACAAGGCAATATAAATGGATTTGATCAAGATTTTTATTTAGATGGTTACGCGATTTCAGGAGTTCAAAGCCTGGATGGGGGTTATTCGGTACAATCTGATCAGTCGACTTTTCTAGGAAACAAGGGAAGGGTTATGCCCTTTCAAACTTCGCCCTCAATAGGGCAGTTTTCGGTTTCCAAGGATATGACGTCCCAGCCATCGGGGATAACTAAATGGCTGGGTGAAGAAGGCTTTAGTGGATTATTTAAATATGGAGAAAAAAGCTTAGCGTTTCAAAGTGGTTTCATGACTGAATATAGGGCTTCTTTCTCTCCTGATGATTTGCCGCAAGAGCAATTTGCCCTATCTGTATTCGGCGAAATGGGAGGGGATTTCTCCGTTGGAGAATTAAAAAGCAAAAATGAAACTAAATTTATTCCATCTTCCAGCGGAATAGAAATAGAATGTAAGGGGAGAGAGACTAATAGAGTTACTAGTTTTCAATATGGAGTAAGGGTAATCAGGGATGCTCATTACGGGATAGGTTCGAAATTCCCGAAGCAAGTAAACCTCACGCTGCCTTACGAAATATCTCTCAATTTAACGATAGAAGTAGACGATTACGAATCAGAGAACGTTTATACGACGATTAGAGATGGTATAGATTTAACAGGCATTAATATAAAGATTTCAGACAAGTGCGATTCTTCTAAAAATATCGAGTACAAAATAGAGGATGCTAGTATTGTTTCTGAATCAATAGCAGGAAACTATAACGATCAAGTAACGGCGAGCCTTCAATACAAAGCTTTCTCGATGAATGTTCCTGAAATAAATTACAATGTCTAAATTTATAAGATATACCGAATGCCCCGTTAAGATTAACGAGGATTTCTATTTGGCAAAAAGGGCTTCTATCGGGGCGCAGGCTTCTGCGACGAATCCAATAGAGTTCGGCGGTAAGGTTGGTATATCAACAGGCATTGGGCCAGAGAGGTCTGAGTTTTTCATGCAGTATTTTGTTACTGGGGAGAATGACCCAATAGCGAATCTAACAGGAAAAAATTCTTGTTCCGGATCATTTGGTGGAATAGAGTTCTCAGGAGCTTACTTGACTAACTATCACATAGGCATAAAGCCGTATGCCCCCGTAGAGATGTCGGCAAGATTTGTTGTTCTATCAGGATTCAATAACAATATACAAGAAAGTTCTTTTTCGGAAAATGATTATACAGTAGCAAATGGGGCTAATGTAGAATTAACCAATATGAATTATCTAAACATAGGGATGGATAATCCTGTAGAGATAACTTATGAAGTTGCCTGCGAGAGAATACCTAGTTTCGTAATAGGCAGTTCCTACCCTCGGCATGTAAACCTAGGAGCAGTTGAGAAGTATTTAGACATAAATGGAGATGATATTGGAGATGTCATCAATTATCAAGAAAGAGATATAGCTGAAATTAGCATAAAAGCTTCTGATGAACTGGGAAGATCTAGGGGTCAAACTTTATTTTGTTCAGGGGCTATTGAAAACCAAAGGTTGGATATTTCTGCAGGAGGAACTCTCAACGGGCAGGTATCCATAAAGGAGGTCATTAGATGAAGGCTGACCCTATTACCGGTTTCTGGGGAATAGAGAGGGGCTACCTGGCTTCTCCCGCATCTCACGAACAATTCAAAAAGGATGTTCTGACGGGAACTACAATTAATAGTTTCGAATATGAGGATCCATTTAACTTTATTCCTTCTTACGGGGCCACGACGTCTCTTAATTTTAATAATAATTTTATTCAATTTGGAGATGGGTACTCCTCTCTTTCATCCCAAGGGTTGAATAATGTCAACATGCAGATGAACCTTCCCTTCTATGAGAGAGAAGCGTCGGAGATAGAACAGATAATAGAACACGTAGAGAAACATATTGGTTCTCCGTTTCCATTTCAAACCGTAAAGTACGACGACTTGGAGCCAAATGAAAAATACAAAGCCCTTTATTCGGTGCCTCCATATTTTCAACAAGAATTTCAATGCGAGGGAATAGAAAGGAATTATAGCAGGGGAGAGTATCAAAATGTAGATTTAGTTTTTGGAAATAAAAACATATCATTATTTTCTAAAGACTATATTTTTGCCATACCCTCAATGCCTACGAATTTTTACGATAAAATAAAGGCGGAAATCAAAAAGGATACGTTTGAGCATATTCCTGATCAGAGCTTGAACGAGACGTCTTTGTTTAGGGTCAAGAAATTTGGATCAACTAAGTCTAGGCCGTTTGCTGGTAAAGAAAGAATAAATGACAAGACCCTGACATACGATCTTCTTTTTGATCCCATAGATCTGGAAAAGATGACTTTAATTCTTGCGTTTATGATGTCGAAGGCCGGAACTTGGTTTTATTTTAGCCCGGATGGGAAAGAATCTAGTCGCAAAAAGTTTATTTGTAATGAAATTTCACAGAGTTATACTTATAATAATGTATTCTCCGTAAGATGTAGGATAGCAGAAACAATCTCTTTCTAAAATGCCAAACAAATCAGCCATAAAGTCGCAAAAGATCACCTCCGAATTATTTGGGGCGGTGGCAGTGGAACCTATAGAGCTATATACGATCCATAGTATTGAAAATGAGGACTCCGCCAGGAAAATAAGGTTCCATGGAGGAATAAATGAATTAAGAACTCCGGTAACTTTTGGAGGTCAGGAATATTATTACATCCCATATGAATCTTCCGGATTTGGCTCTAAGGCGGATGGGAGCGTCACGAGACCTTCCCTGAAGATCATAAATATTGATGGGTTTGTTTCTACTTACGCTCAGGATAAAAATGACTTAATAGGGGCGAAGGTAAAAAGAATGAAAACCTTCCTCAGGTTTCTAGATGCAGAAAATTTTCTTGGATATAATGATGATGCCGCATTGAAGCAGGAGTGGGTTGAGAAGGGAATTGATCCTGATCCTAATGCATTGATTGATAATGAAGAATGGATTATCGGCAGAAAGATAAATGAAAATAGATTTTTTGTTGAATACGAATTAACTTCTCCCGTCGATTTGGAGAACGTTTCAATCCCCCGAAGAAAAGTAATCAATAATTATTGCTTTTGGAAATACAGAGGGCCTGTTTGTGGTTATGATGGTCCTCCTGTTGCGGATGCTAATGACCTTCAAATAAATGGTCCATCCACAGATAAAGGGCTGTGGGAACCTGGCGAAGCTTATGCAAAAGACGACTATGTTCATTTAATCATAGAAAAGGAACTCCATCCGAGAAAGGTAGTCTACGTATGTATTAATAGTAATACTGCTGACATTTCCAACAAGCCTTCCGTAAGTACTGATTTCTGGATGGCGGATCAATGCTCTAAATGCCTTAGGGCTTGCAAGATGAGATTCGAGGGCGATGCGGAGGAGCCTTTACCATTCGGAGGTTTCCCGGGCAGTAGAATATATTGATGAAAAAGAGAATAGAATCAATAGCAAAGGAAAAGCCTAATGAGGAAATTTGCGGGTTTGTTCTTTATAATAAAGGAAAGATAGATATTAAATCAATTCAGAATGTGGCGGAGGATAAAAAGCATCTTTTTAGTATAAAACCTAGAGAGGTTATAAAAGCGAAAGGTTTGATGGGTATTTTCCATTCTCATGTGGATTGTGATTCGGAATTTTCGAAAAAAGACCTTACCTTTTCAGAGGAATGGGGTCTGCCTTTTTTTGTTTTTAGCTTGATAGACAATAAGCATGGTGTGTATATTCCGAAAACAGCTCCGAAGTCTAGGAAATTCTTAAATTTTCTTAAAAAAATCAAAGGGGAATACAAAGTGTAATTATATTGTAGGTTTAAGGAGATGGCAAAGGTATTTTTATATGGTAGCCTCGGAAGGGAATTCGGGGAGGAATGGGACTTTAGTATTAAAAGCCCCAAGGAAGCTCTGCGAGCCATAGAAGCAAACACCGGCGTATTCTATAAATATCTTTTCCAGAGAGAGCGGGAAGGCGTTGAGTATAATATTATTGTAGATGAACATGGGGTCGGGCACCATGATGAGTTGTCGATAGAGTTAGCTAAGGATTCCGAAATACATATTGCTCCAGCCATGGAGGGGATGGGGGAGAATAACGTATTTCAAAAGTTGTGGAAAAACGATTCCTTTCAATATGGAATGTATGGTATAGCGGCGGGCTGGCTCCTGGGTCAAGCGGCAGGATGGATGGATGATATGGGCTGGGGAGGAGACTCTTGGTATAATCCGGTTATGATTGCCGAAGGTTTATCTGCTATTTCTTATGAAGTGGGAACGGCTTTGGTTATTCAGGGGATTATAGAAGCAGTAATTGGAGAACCTGACGGCCCGGATGAAGAGGACAATACGTCAACATTAAAATCCACCAGTTCATTTATATATCAAAGACCCGCCAATCATATGGTTCAAGGATCTGTCGTTCCTGTTGGATATGGAAGGCTTAGGGTTGGCTCGTCGGTTATTAGTTCATCCATCTTGAATGTCAGGAACGTTAAATTTGATGATCAAATGGAAGAAAGAATAAATTCGGGAGAAGATTCCATTAGTTATACCAAGCTTACGTAAGTATAATGTCAGACGAAAATCGCACATTTATTACTTTCAATGCCCCCGAGACGGCTAAAGCTCGCCCTAAGCTTGGGTTTAGGGATATTTCCGGATTTGAACCTCTTGTAAAAAAACAAGATACAACAAACGATAAAAAGATAAATGAGTGGGAGGAGCTTGAGTCAATAAGTTACTTCAAGGCTCTTGACCTTATATCCGAAGGCCCCATTGAAGGTTTTTGTGATCCTGCCGGGAATTTGGTGAGTGGTTCTGGTATTCTAAAAGGCATATACCTTGATAATACTCCGATAATAAATGAAAATGATACAATAAATTATCGGGATGTTTCTACGGTCTTGATGCACGGAGCGACAGGGCAAGATGCAATATACACCGGCCAAACCGGAGCATTCCAATGGATGGAGGACTTTTCCTATGTTTCTCAAACAAAATCGAAAGGAGTAGTACTCCCCTCCGCATCCTCATTTGGCGGAGAGCCCACGGCTAGTTTCGATGGGCATCATACCATCCAGGACAGCGACGTAGACTGGGTGGCTTTAACCTTTAATATAGGCAGGCTTAATGCCATTGATCTAAATAGCGATGACGGGGAAATCATACCGAATAGTTTAAAGCTCCGCATTGAGGGGGATTATACCGGAGTTCTTCACCATACAATGGTTGATGACACTAATCTAGGGGATTGGGAAAATCAGGTAGATGGGAAACTGCTTGATCCGGTTGCTGGGACCTGTACTACAGACCTCACAATTAATGGAATCGCAACATCTCCATACCAGGAAGATATTTTATTCAAATTAGTTGATGGTAGGGATGAAGACGGAAAAAGAAGAACCAACAGGCGGATATCAGTTCGCAACTTAACGTCTCTTCCGGAAAATTTCAGTAGAGTTCATTCGGTTAAACTTGAAAGCGTAACGGAAATAATCAAAAGCAACATGAGTTACCCGGGGAGTGCTCAAGTTGGCTCCGTGATTAGAGCGAACTATCTCCCTCGAGCCCCGGAAAGAACTTTTCACCTAAAACTTAAAAAAGTAAAAGTACCTAGTATTTATGTAGAGAATGATGATGCTTCACAATCAAGGCACCCAGGAACGTGGGACGGAACGTTTAAGGACGAATTGGAATGGACGGATAATCCCGCATGGATATTCTATGATATAGCAACAAATGAAAGATATGGGCTAGGGGAATACGTCAAGGAAGAAAATATAGACAAGTGGCAATTGTTCAAGATAGCCAAATACTGTGATGAGCCCGTTCCCACTTCGAGGGGCAACACTTCCTACAAACCTGGCGACCCTGAAAACGAAAAGTACGTACAAGAGAGAAGGTTTAGCTGTAATCTTTTTCTTAATAATAAAATGGAGGCCTACAAGGCTCTCTCGGAAATTGCTTCGGTATTTAAGGGCATGGCCTTTTACAACGGCTCTGAAGTATACGTATCTCAAGATTCTCTTAGCGAGCCAGTACTTAATTTTACAAATTCGAATGTTCTTGAGGGCAACTTTACTTACCATGGATCCTCGAAGAACACGAGATTTACAGCCGTAAAGGTCGCATACAAAGACAAGGATGATAATTTTCTTCCTAAGTATGAATACATTGAGGACCCAGAGGGTATTATTCGACACGGCTTAATAGAGAAAGAAAGCGCCGCCCTTGGTTGCACCTCAAGGGATCAAGCATTAAGACTTGGAAGATGGATCCTTCTCACCTCCAATAACGAACAAGAAGTTGTTAGATTTTCCACAGACAAGCAGGGCGGATACCTTCGCCCCGGGGATGTCATAGGGATTTCCGACGATAATAGAACAAATTTCAAATCCGGAGGCAGGGTCGCCAAAGTTGTTGGGGATAATGCTACTTCGGTTGATGAAAACCATATTTTACTAGATCAAACACTGGATATTGACGAGGCGAATTTTAAATATTTGAAAATAAGTTTTATCATTCCTAATTCCGGAAAGTTGTCTGAGGATGATGAAGAGGGGGTCGGCGCGGAAAAACAATTCAAAACTTTTATACATAGAAAGGGACACCATATAGGGGTCATTGATGATGGATACAGAAGTGCTTTAATTCCGCTAAATTCACAAACAAGTGACAATAGCCACGCGGGTGTTGATTTACATAATTATTTCGAAAATACTAATGAAGGGACGAAGATTAAGACGACCATGTTTCTGGACATGCTTCAGGAAAGTCCCAATAAAAATGATGAATTTATGCAGGGGGGCGAGCTGCACCCAGGAACGCTTAATGATTATTTTCTTGAATCCGGAGTCTTTCAAGCAAATGCCGGGTTCGTTCAGCATCAAGACAGAGCCAATAATAATCAACAGAAGATAACCGAAGGGGCCGTTTACATTGTTGAGGCTAGTGGAGATGCGAGACAGCAAACCAAGGAATTCAGAGTTCTTGCCGTGGCCGAAGAGGATGACGCAACGTTCACTATAGCAGCTCTAGAATATAACAGGGACAAGTTCAAGGACGTGGATAGTTTGTCCACCATCTATAAGTCAAGCACTCAGCTTATATCCGTCACGCCAAGTCATGGTGATACTCAGCCTAATGACCGACAAGGAGTTCCGCCTCCTACGCCAGAAAGCGAAATCTTTACTCCAACTATAATAGGAGGTATTCCCGACAATAATGTTTCCCTTTCTATAAATAGAACTGGAGATTTGGATCAAAACGACGGCACCTTCAACCCTAAGATTGAATTATATTTCTTTAATGATTATGGGAATGAAGGGCAGAACGTCACTCATTTCGATTATAAGATTCAAGAAATATCAAATGTTTATTATGAAAAACTAAAGGATGCTGGAAGCGTAGAGCAGGCTACTGGACTTTATCATTCATTAAAGGACGGCTCATACGTCAAGAGTGACAAATGCGGAGACTTCGGGGAAATATCATTTTTAACTGGGTCAAAAGGATCTGAATTTTACGACCCAACCATTCCAAATTTTAGGTCGGATTTTACTGATAAGGTTATTAGTGAAGTTGGGGTTGGCATTGAGAAGATAGAGTTTTCAGGAATAGAGAAATGCGCCGAATCCAATAGCACACCTTCATTGCATCTATATTCAGGGGTAAAAACTGAAGTTGGGGCACTTAAGGAGGAAACTTGGCATGAAATAAGGTGGAAGGCCAGCCGGAAGCATACTATTAGTGATGCTTCGTCGGAAGAAAAGGTCGCTTTCTTTAGATCTAGCGCCGACATTACTCCACCAGGAGAGCCTAAGGGTTTTGAAGGTCAATTGTTTTTCAATAATCTTTATGAGTTTAATTGGAAAAATGATTCTGCAGCCGATTTGGATTTGGTTAGGTTGTACACTGGAATTAATGGTCCGGCGTTAGGCGATACTCCAATCCATGAGTTGCAAGCCGAGTCATCAGCAGATCAGTGGCATACTTTTAACATAGCTAATTATCCTGACCTTGCCGACAGCCTTAATCAAGATTTTTATTTAACTTCTGTAGATGTTGCGGGCAACGAGTCTCTTGAGAATGTAGATCCTGACAAAAGGTGGGCAAAAACAAATGTTTCAAGAATAGGAACGGATCCAGGGCAGTTGCCGGAAATAGTATTAACCACTCAATACGATAATGCAGACAGGCAGTCTTATATCAATATAGATATTGACCCTGGAGACCTTAATGATGTTGAAGATGATCCTAATTTTGAAAAATATACAATCACTATTTATGAATCCGGAACAGAGAATATATTAAATACATATGATATAACAGAAGAAATTGTTAGCTCTCCAGAGGTTACCTATAATGCTAGAGGAGGAAAGGCTTATGAGGCGAAATTCGGACTAGTAACTAAGGGTGGGGACTATGTGTTCAAGGAGTTCGATGGAAAGACTAGAGTGGGTATTATTGCGGCTAGCGATAGCCTGGATCCCGATAAAGTGGAAAACTTCACTTCTGAATTAAGATTTGGAGATACGGTTGTACTAGAGTGGAATTATAGCTTAAATTCTAATGACATATCTCATGGTGTACTTTATTCAGGAAATAGCTCATTTGGTGACCCCTTGCCAGTGGACTGGGAGGAGGTAAGAACAGTAGATTATCCGACTGCGTATGTTACTCAATTTTTAACACCCGAAGAGGTTGAGTATATTGAGGGTTTGCCGAATGAGACCCTTAGGTACGCAATAGACTTATATGACTTTGATGGCAATACCAGCGGCCCCATAGAGTCAGCCAATCCAATTATATTTTCCGACTATCCCACTAGTTCCGATGGTTTTACTACAAATCCGATACAGCTTGTGGCGGATAAGTGGTTCCTTAAAGCTCATGCCGACTCAATAGCGCAATCAGTTGTAGATAGTTCTGAATTTCTTGGGTTTCAGGCGTGGGTTTATGATAAGACCAACGGAGGCTTCATGGGGATTGT